TATTGTTACATGAAAAAACCGCCCCCTTTCGGGAGCGGCTCAACCATATAACATCACATTAAACTACCCACCCACGGCAAGCCGATGGGTGGGCTTTTAATTAGAGCCAAACTTTACTTCTTTGGCTTCTTCGGTTTGGGCATTGGCATTCCCGGTTTCATTTTTCCCATTTTGTTTGAATTTTTGTTAGTGAATTATTTCAATTTTACCTCATCATTTGTTAACCACTTGTGGTCTTTCATTTTCATGCCATCTTTCATAGTGATGTCAGAAATGTTAGCGGGTAATGAATAGCTTTTAATTGTAGCGGTGCTGCCTTTCATTCCATCCATGTGACTAACCAACACTTCAACTTCGCTCCCTTCTTTAATTACTTTCTTTTTTGCATCGGTGGCATCGTAATCAATGCTGAAAGTGTCTTTCAGTTTTTGCTTTACATCTTTGATTTTTTCTTGACAATTTAAAGAGTGGTTAATAGCCCATTGCTTTAAATCTTCATCATCGTAAAGAGATTGAGCAGATTTTACAGTTTGCTCGTAGCTCTGAATTAGGTTTGCAAGTTTTTGCTTGCTGCTTTCTTTTGCCATTTTTTTATTGTTTTTAATGTTAAAATTTACTACTACTTCACCGCTACATTTTTTTGTAAACACCCCCATCGAGATTGAGGGGTATTCACAAAAAAATGTAGCTACGTTTATGTCTACAAAATTGGTATCAGTCTATCCTATGGTCGGATGGCTATTTCGTTTGTTCAATAGGCGAAGCCTCACCTGATACCATTCGCAATTACATTCTTTCTCAAGGCTAAGTTTTTTATCTTAGCGATTGTCGCTTACATCCCATTGGCTGTGCCAGACCAATGGGTTTTACGCTCCATGTTATAAAATGCTTATTCGTCGACTTTGAATTCAGGATTGTCCTTTATGATCTGCTGTAACTCCTGTTGTACCTCAGCGGAGTTAATATTCTTTCCTTCCTTCTCAACCTTGGCTGTAAACTCACTCATTTTGGTAATCTTACCTGCTCCACCGGGATCATCTACTCCCCCACGTCCACCTGCTCCACCTCCACCGGCTCCTGTTTCAACCCACTTACGTTCGGTAAACAATCCAGTGATTGCTTCCTGTACTGAAATAGGGTCTTTGGTAGACTCTACGCGCAAAACCTGTCCGTTTTTCTCCACAACTTCCTTGCCATCAATCTCTTTGATCGTTAATTGACCTTTGATTAGCGTGAGGTATTCTGCATCAGAAAGAACAGACGATCTGTTTTTGGGGAATAATGACAGCAACTTAGCATCACGTTGTGCTTCTGATGCCTTACAGCTGAGTTCGGTAATTGTCTTTTCCTTATTTGACAATTCTGTCTGCAGCTGACTAACCTGATCCTTGAGTGTCTTCACCGCTTCATCAGGCTTCAGCTTTGCATCGTTGACTGCTTTATCAGAAATCGCTTTCGCAATAGCAGAAGGATCTTTGCCGACAGTATCTTCAAGGCCTGCAGCTTTACGCACTTCCTTTGCCCCGATTTCCTTTCCGACCTTGATACCTTCGTTCTTGCTGTTCTCGTCGCGTGTTTCTAACTCTGCTGTAGACAATACAGTGAGCGATTCATCAATAGTCAGATCCACTTCACCTTCATCCTTAATTGCTTTCTCCAGGTCTTCCAATTTCAGTTTGGTAAGTTTAGCGATACGCTGGAGAGTAGTTTGTTTGAGTGCCATAATGGTAGTAATTACAATACGAAATCCGGTTTACTTTTTGTACAGTCGCACACCGGTGTTTGCAGACTGTGAGTTGAGCAATTCAGCACGCTCAGCAGTGATGGCAGTATCACGCAGATGCTTAACCTTCTCGAAGCAGGAGTTGTCGAACTCATTTCCTTCTTTACGGAATTCTGCCATTACAGCATTCTTGTTTTCAACCCTGTGTTCCGCATACAATTGGTTTGCGTTGGGTTGCTCTGGAGCAGGTGCTGGTGCTGGTGCTGGAGTAGGCGCGGATCCTTTTTCGCCTTCTCCACCGGCATTACCATTGTTGCCAGCTTCACCATCAGCAGTGATGGCAGCTACGATTTCCTCGATTTCTTCAGGAGTGTACTGCTTTGCATCCTGGGCGAGAGCTTCTTTCAGCTCTTCAACTGTTGCGCCATTGGTGAACACTACTTTGTAGTTTTCAACGGCGGCTTTTTTGCGTAACGCGTTCATATGCTTGAATTTTAGTGCGCGGTTTAATTGAGTGTAGGTACTCCAGGGCCTGCAGGTGTGGGAAGCTTCTTACCGTTTGCATAGCTGTACAAATCATCCCTAAGCTTCTTGATATCAGTTGCCAGTATTTCCATTGAGGACTTTGTACTCAGCCACTCACCGAAATAGATTTTTGCTTTCAGGTCTTGCTCATCTGGTCCAAAACTCTTTACCTGTTCAACAGTGCTGTGCACAAATGGCTCCACTACCATCAGTTTCATTTGCACATTCATGTTGATGGGGTCACCATTGTACTTGGTTTCGATATACTCCACCAGTAAATCATTCAGCACCTTAGCTGGTGCACCATCCTTCCGAGCGCGTACATAACGATTCCAGATTGTGTCTGGTCCTTCAATCAGGAATCTACGGCCATAGTTGATTGTGGCACCTGAATAGGTCTGTGAGATAGTATGCTTAATGAGCATATCAATGATAAACTTGTGCCTACGCTCTGCCATCTCTGCAATCATTGTCAAACGATCATGCACCGGTTGTACATCTAAGAATGCCTGTGTAGCAGTAATGGGTTGAGACTGATCATTGTTACCCATCTGTTGCTTTCTGTGTGTTCCCCAGATGGTGAAAGTCATTGCATCCTCTAAAGCTTCAAGATCATCAGTAGCAATTTCATAGTAAGTCTTCGAAGGCTCTACATAGCCAGCTACATTCGGTGTAACGATGGGCGCATCCTTGCTTTCCGGGTACTCGATCAGCTTCACATCGGAAACCTTTGTCATCACACTCTTGCCAGAACCTTTGCATTTCTCACATGGCTTAGATTCAACGAACCCTGTGCCATTACAGGTATTACATGAATCAGCATACTCCCAGTATTTCGGGAATCCATGCATAAAGTCATGTGTTACTTTGATTGAACCCTTTGTCAAGAACTGATTGGCCAGGTCTATGATCTCATCAAATAGGCTGATGAACTGATCTGGTCCTTTCGAACTTACCATGTCGCTATTGATGATAGCAGGAACTTGTCCGAAATAGTTAGGGTATGTGTGATCGGGTACCTGTGTAACTTCTTTGCCGTCTACTTTGTACCAATAATCGAATGCATCATCTACTACCCGGTAGATGGTTTCTTTCTCATCAATACCCGCGGCTCTTTTCTCTGCAGCAGATACGGTGAAGACGATATAGTCAAGCATTGTGCCCTTGGGCTTATAAGCAAAGATTGCGGAGCTTGCTTTGTAGGTAGGATAACAACGGTTTTCCTGATCAATCTCCATGAAGATGACACCGTTCGGATCATCAAGAAATCTTGGTTTCCAGAACATTTCCACCCACTTCTTACAGGAATAACCATCACGCACATTTGCGGCAATATTCATTGCAGCTTTCTCAGCTGATTCAGCCAAGTTGTAGTAGGTTGAACCACCACGAGCAGAAAATACTTTGTCTAATGGGCGGGATAATCTCGCAAATAGGTCTTTATTGCTTTTCGCATACTTCACACGCAGTTTCTGTAGTGCTTTATCCTCAAAACCATCAATGACTGTGAGTCTGGCTTCGAGGTTTTCACCGTACAAGTGTACGCGCATGTCTTTGCTGTATTCAACAGCTTGAGTTAGTAATAACCGTGAGGGGTTTTCTGTGAGGATTGTCTTGATGTCAGAGGGTTGGAGTATCATGGTTGTGGTGTTATGCTCGGGATGCTGCGTAAGATTTAGCCCCTTTCTTATTACGGGCTTTGTATAGATTGAACAATGCTTCGAATGCCTTTACAATGAAATATCGCTTGGTGTCAGAACAGTGGCCGTTCGGCTCGTAGGTAATACCCTTGTCTTTATCCTTGACTTTTGGCTTGGCCATAGCTCCGTTTTCATCTTCCTTCACTACCACATAGTCATCGATAGAGATCTTACAAGAGTCACCAATGATGATTTCCAGATCATACAGGTTATTCTCATAGATATCGTTGATAAAGGCTGCAGACAATGCTACTTGTGGGTTGGCTTTTGCTACTCTGTTGATGATGGTAAAACCTTCCTTGCGGAGTACTTCAGTAAACTTGTCAAAGAATGATTTGCTATTGTCATCAACTGTTGATCGTTTCCCTCCAGATGCGTCACCATAGAGAAAGACCACATCTTCATGTCCAATTCGTTTCAGGTAGGTGGCAAGCTTTGCGGCTGCTTTTGGTGCGTTGTTCTCGGGATCTCTACAGATAACCTCAGCGAACTGTACAATCTGTTTCCTGGGCTTTCTATCGTGTATTTGCCATAGTGTAACGGTAACATATGGCGAAGCATTCTCATCAACTGATACGTGGACTGGTCCGCTTTCATATTTTACAGGCTTCACATGGATGAGGTCGTTAAACTGTTTCCAGAATTCACCACCGGTACGCAGGATACCTCTTTCACCGTTTGCATACACTCGGTAAAGGTTGGGCTTATGTATGCGATCGTACTCGAAATCTGCTAGTGTGTGTTCATCTACGAAACCGCCTTTTCCTGATGGGTGGCCAACAATCCAGTAGTTGTCGCGGTAGGTAACCTTAAACCATACGGAATCACCTTTCTTGTTGATTTTCTTAAAGGCATATTCGGCATTCAAAGAACTGTATTTGGTAGGTGCTGTTGGCTCTGTCAGGGGAAGATCAATCCATTCGTCTTTGTCCAGCCATTCAGTGTATTGCCATAGGTTCTGGCTGATGGGGTTCCAGTCGCAAATGAATTTCTGATTGCTTCTACCCCTCAGACGCTTTCTTTGCTGATCCCATTGCTTCTCTGTGAACTGGCTCCACTCGTTATTGTAGACAAAGTCATAGTCTTCGATACCCTTGATGTTTTCTTCGTCATCCAGTCCTTTGAATCGTATTCGGGTATCTTGAGCCTGATATCGTACTATGAATTCAAAGAACTGTAGGTACCGGGAGAGCTCCATACCTCGAGCAGATACTTTGAAAGAGAGATATACCGAATCCCTTATGTGGGTCTGAAAGCGACGAAAACACATGATATTGATATTGTCGACCATCATCACATACCAAAGAGCTTGTGCGATCGTAAAGGTTTTGGCTGCAGATGATCCCCCTTCGATGTAGATATAGCGGATTTTGGGGTTTCGTAGTAGTGGTATTAGATGCCAAAACAGCGGGTTGAAAAGCCTCGTATTGTACACCAATTGATCAGCCATACTGCTATTGTCTGCATTAACCTGTCGGATTGCTGATGTAAAAATAAATTATTGTAGATGATACGGAGAAATTATTCTCCAGCGAAGCCTATATGTTGTACACCGGGCAGGTTTACTTCTGCTGTAAAGACAGGCTTACCCTCTACCCTGTCAAATATCTCCCTGAGTGCTGATACATCCCCTTTGGCAGCCTTTTGAAGCAGTGCCAGTATAATCATGTCCTTGGTAGGGCTAACCACCTTAAAGCGTCTCTTTTCGCCCGTTTCCACGTCTACCCCTGTCATGACTACCTCTTTCTTTGACTCAAGATTCTTCAGGAGTAGATCAGAAAGGATTTTGGTAGAAGTACGGCGATTTTTGGGTTGGTAGTCCTTTGAAAACTGCCTACCGTCAGCTGGTGTGATATTTCCTTTACCTCCCGGCATGGGGTTCCTCGTTTTATTCGTCGAATCAAAAGTAATTTATTTTGATTGATACTGCCAAATGTGAGGATTCGGGACATATAGGCAGAATCGTTAAATTGAAAGAAAAAACATGTTTGAATTATTACTAAAGACATCATCAAGAATTTATTACTCAGTAATTATTCTCATTCTCACCTTTTGCCTTTGTTCGGTTGTTCTAATGCATTACTTCCCTTTTTTGAAAGATTTTGACAATTACAAGTTCACGATTCTGGTTTTAGGTGTATTGTCAGCACCAGTCGTTTTGGTTTCTTTACCAACTACTGATATGGCAAAAATTCTTGTTGATGAAATGTACCCTGAAAATGATGACAAGCAAAAAGAGAAAGAGAAAAGGGATGCTTTCATTCATTTTTGGCTCCTCATGAGTTCTTTTGCAGTGTTTTTTTGTATGCTCTGCTCGGCAGCTTTGCTGATAATAACTGATGCATTTGAACTTCAATTGTTTCCTTACCCGCTTTATAAATACGGGGTTTTATTATTTTTTACAATTTCCTACACTTTCCTAATCATTCGGGACACCAAGAGAAGGACCAGGTTGTTGAGCAAATCAAATCAGTCTTTGGAATCCCCTTCCGATTTGCCAAGCGATACACCTCCTCAGCCTCCATCCCATACTCCTGCATAATGTATTCAACCGAGCGGCCTTCCTTGATCAGGATTTCAATGATATCAGCCATGCCCAGGACTGTGTGAGTACCTTTTACCCGATTCATGCGAACAGTAGTTGCGATATGATCGGCGCCTTTGGGTATCACAACTGGTACGAATCCCTCAGTAAGCTGATACACTTGCGGGTTTCCTGAAGTCTTGTACCTGTGAAAGCCATCGATGATGGTAAACTTATCCCTCGCGGCATTATCTGTGAGGCCTTCAATGTGTACATCCTTCGGTAAAACACAGATAGGGAAAAGCCAACCGTCCTTTGCGATGGATTCCACAAGTAGTTTCATTTCGGGTGGCGCCATCCGGTTGGGGTTATATAGGTTTGGGTTCAACTCATCGCGATGCACCCATTGCACATTGCTGATTGGTTGCTGCTTTACAGCTGCAGGTAGTTTGGTTGCCATACAAGTTATTTTGAGTATAAAAGCTTTGCTTCTTCCAGTGATATACCAAGTTTATCGAGTTGCTTCATGCCCTCACCCACCATGTTTTGAGATTGGCGCCCTTTGAAATCTCCTTTCTGGGCAATCTTGCAAAAGAACTTCCATGAAGCACCTGTGATCGGGTGAGGATCTTCATCAGGAACAGCCTGGCGGGTCTTCGTGTAATGCTGACGGATAAGCCGGTTGACATTCTCCTTGATCAGATTCTGATACTCTGGGTCATAATTGGCCAGCAGTACATCAAAATACTCTCTCCATGTTTTCCCGTCGGGCTTTTCCCAATTGCTATACAGCTCTGTGTTTGCATAGCGCCATGCCGTGGCCACACCCTTTACCCGGTATAGCATTTTATGCCACAGTTCGGGAAAGCATTCAGCATATACCCAAAGACCGCGCAAAGGCTCCTCCCCATAAGGTGGGCAAACGCGCTGATGCAGCAGCTTGCCATGTAGTTCGGTTTTATTGAAGATGTCATATGTGCGGTTGTAGTCCAGATCATTGACCTCCACCAGCTTCCAAACATCCTCAGAGCTCCAGTCATAGATTGGGAAAGCGCGGTAGCTGTTCTTGAACTCTGCAGATGTGGTAAGGAAAGCATCATTCTTTTTGGTTGCGATGATGCGGAAACGGCGCAAGCTTTCCTGTGTGCGTATGCCGGTGAGGTAGCAAACCTTTCCATGCTCTGGGCCATACATAGTGGGCATCCATTCCTGAAACGATTGCCCAAGAACAAAAGTGGGATGTGATGTGATGGCACAAGCTGGTAATTCGCGCACCCACAGATCCTGTTCATCAGGATGCCAACAGTACCAATAAGGCTGCTCGTTGCTGCAGGCGTTTCTATGCTTCACAGGTAAGCAGTACCATTCAAGGAACACATCAGGGTGATTGCGTACCCGCTCCACATATTCAACCGTGGGCGGATGTATTGCTTCTTCGTCTACGAACACAGCATGCACAGGAAGCTTTCCCAGCTCTCTGGCCACCTCAATGGCGAGATTCAATACCGCGGTGCTGTCTTTCCCGCCGGAAAAGGAAACAATGATTTTATCATAGTTCTTGTAGCAGTACCTGATTCGGTCTTTGGCAGCTTCATACACGTTTTGATCGGTGTATTCCTTTTTTCGGATACGCATAACTAAGCTGTTTTGATTTCATCAATGTGCTTAGCTGATATCCCGTCCACGATGGTTCTATTGATCATCGGATGATCTTCGTCCTGTGGACCGAAATCGCTGTCTGGATGGTAAGCAATCACATCCATGGTACCGTCAAATGTTCTAAAGCAGTGACTGCCCTCCAGATACTCTTTGCCATCGAGACCAATAGCTTTCTTACCCGTGTCTTCATGTATGATAAAGATTTGACCAGGAAACAGAGGAATATTCCCGTATGGTGTAACACACTCACCATGGCCACGTGTAACCAAACCAACACGCATCGATGGATGTGTATGCATAGTCTGATCAATACCGGCCGGAAAATGCAAATGATTCAAGCAAGGATCTCCAAGTTTCACAGGTGGAATCAGTAAGGAGTCGGTACAACCATCAATGTATTTGAGCCTACCTTTTTCCTCGATAGGTCCACCTAACAAGAAAACACCGTTATAACCGATACGCTCAATGATGATAGCCTTGGAGTCTTCTGATCCCTGCAAGAACACCTGCTTATCTGTCATGCTGGCAAAGTACCCATGTGCTAAAGGGAACCGGCCATTGATGAAAGAAAAGCCCTGATGCTGAAAAACAAAATAAGTAGATCCTGGGCTGAGTTGAAAAGTATTTGCACCAGCAAAAGCATACAGCTTTGTCGGGTATTGATTTTTCGAATAGTCATAGAGCAAGCCATTGCTCCACTCGAAAGCAGAAAAAGACGGATTCATGTTGGTTGTTTTAGGGTTATGATTGGTAAAGGGTAACCAGGTGCATGATGCAATCCTCCAGCTTGTCAAGCTGATGGTTCGATTTGATGTGGTTAAGGGTTTCCAGCAGCTTCAGTTTATTGTCGTGGAGCATGACTAACTCAAATACTGAGTATTCATCTGCTGTGGCTGATGGTCTTGGCTTTTCTTCTTTGGGGAGTTCGCCAACAGTAAGCAGTTCTGATGGATTCAATTGCTGGAGCTCTGCAAATTCAATATTCCAGTCTTCCAGTTCTTCTGGTTTGAATTCCTCCTGCAGTTTGATATAATCCCATGCCCCGGCATGTAGATTATCAAGAAGGATGAATTTGCGCTTTTGCTGATCAGAAAGCCCATCCGCATAGATGACCCAATTGGCAGGGATTTCTTTGTACCCCAATTCAATGAGTGCTTTGTATCGCTGCTCACCGGCAAGAATGGTAAAGTCGGATTTAGAATTTAACACCAGTGGATTCACCGACATGATTTCAGGATCTCTACGAATAGAGTCAATCAGGTCTTTGAATTCTTTGGGTTCAATCTTACGCGGATTGGCTTTGTTGATGTTGATTGTTGCAAGGGTGATTTGCTTTGGCATGCAACAAAACTACCGGTGGCGATAGCGTAAAATGAAAAACTCCAGACAACGCAAAGTTGTAAGGAGTTTCGGGGGAATTTTTCAACAATAATTTATTGTGATTACCACGTGAAACGCTTGCCATTGCTCACTACTGAGTCAATGACAAAACCATTAGCTGTAAGCCCGATAGCAGAAGCTGGTTGGCTGGTAATCTCAATAGTTGTATCCTGAGTTGTTACCGGTATAGCGGTATTAACTCTAACAGTAGGTGATCCGCTGAAATATGGGTTCACAAACTTGAAATAGATAGTGCCAGCTTGCTTTACGGCGTAATCTGTTTGAATACGAATAAACCAATACGGGGCAGTACCGAATACAACGCGGGATTGGAGAGATACGACAGAAGCGGTAACCCTGATCTGGGCGGGTTCTGTTGTTGTTGGTGCTTTATCATCCTTGGTACAGGAAAAAAGCAGGCTGCAGAGCAGCAGAATAGGTAAACGTTTCATACAAAAAGTTTTTACTGTGACATTGGGGGTATGAAACAGGATGTGAATATACTACACATTCCTGAATTGAGGCTCCAGATAGTCAAGATTTAACCAATGGAATAATTCCTGTTCGCTATTCCATATAGGTGGCAGCTCTGGGTTTGGATGAGTGCAAACCCACTTTGGTTTGCCGCTTTCTGACTTCCTGATGCATTGGTAGGATTTCCTTAGGCCATCGCTAGTACCCACCCAGCCCAGTTTCTGCCACGCTACAGCCAGTACTTGGTGGGAATAGTCTGCAGAACCGGTACGGATGGCTAACTGTCTGTAATAGTCTGATTCTTGCGGCATGAACAGGTCAAGCTTCATGTCTTCCGACCCGATCAGGACGATTTGCATATATCTGCCATCGGGGTTGCCTTTGATTACAGACTTTTCAAACTGCTTTATAGCTGCTGCGAACTCCTTTACTCTCACGTGGTGACCGGCACCAAATAGGTCTGTATTGACAAACTCTGTTTTGGGGATGCAACAGATCTCTATATCCTTCACGGTTGGTTTCAGTCGCCTAATTGAGCCAGCTATATCGATACGACTGACAAACGGAGAAAGTATCTCAACGATCCTATCGGCTCTTCTTCGGGCAAAATGGTAATTCATTAAAGAAACTTGAATTGATAGTGGAACAAGATGGATGGATTAATTGGCAATTGGATTAATGACTTTGGGTTGCATGTTGTAGGCAATTTGACGACTACCATTCATCGGTATCGTAACTATCTTCAAGTTGCTCTCTATATCGTTCTTCAATATCTTCATAATGTGCTTCAAGTTCTTCCCATCTTTCTTTACCAGACTTGTCGTAATAAATAGCTCGGCATTGAGAGGATGGGCAAGTGTAATGTGGATGGCTGCATTCTTCATCATCACCTTCATAAAATTCCAACTCAACAATTTGATTGCATTTTTGACAAGTGCATAACTCGTAAGGCTCATTTAATGCAGCATATCGCCTTATTTGACTTGCAACATCATCAACTTTATCTTCTGCATATTTTAAATAACCACAAAGAAATAAAGCTGCATTTTTAAACCTGTCGTGTGGCTTGACTAAACTGCCTACAACATTGGGTTTGGCAATAGTTTGGCTTGACGTTGCTAATTCAGCTTCATATCGCTGTTGTGCTGCTGCTCCATCGGGAGGAATACTATTTAGATTTTGTTCCATATTTCAACTTTTAGTTATTAATTAATCATTTGTTACGGGCTGACGTATTTCAAATTCCAAACCATCGCCAAGCCCGAAAAAGTTAGATGCAACCCTATTCAGACCAGTGTCCAAAAAGCTCAGTTAATAATTTTGCTTGCTTGAATGAAATCGGCATACAATTCAGTTCTGAAATTGTCACATCGTGACTAACTAACTCTTTACCCTCATAGGTAAATTCAATTTCCATACATCCGAGTTTGTATCGGTTAGTATGATACTGGTCATGGTCGTATTCTTTAACGAGTTTCCAACCAAGCTCTTTAATTTGTTGTTCTGTCATTTTCTTATTGATTTGTGGCCTGTGGCCGGTTATGGATATATGTTGTTAACACTGTATTGGCGCAATTTGAACTGCGCCAATACGACCGTTAGTGGCAAGTTTAATCCACCAACCAATATTCCGTTTCATGTGTACCCAGTTCAGGGTGTTCTTCATAGTCTGTGAAATATGTTCTCTTACATTTATCACACTTCCCAAGCCCACCCTTTTCAAACAATAACACCCTTCCTGTTTTACACGAAGGACATTCTGTTGACCAAATAGAAAACCTGCCACTAACACCTGTTTTACGCAAGCGTGGCTTCTGTGCTTCATTTGGCTTTAGTTTTTCAAATTTACTTTTGTTCATATATTCAAGTTTTGTATTTCAAATTCCACGCCTGACGTAAAGCAGTAAACCGTTATCGGTCAGTGCTACGGACGTGCTAATAATCATCATCAGTATCAAAGCCAAATAAGTCGTAAAAATCTTCTTCTGTATCTACATCAAACATTATGGTCTGATTGCAGTGCATACAGTTTAGATAAAAGCCTGAATCATCTCTATCAAAAGCATCTATGTCTTTGAACTGATGATGTCCTGATGGCGAATGAACGCATTTACTATCTGTTGTCATTTTCGTTTCAATTACCGCACCGAACCGATAACAGTGGTTTTGTGCTATTATTTTGGCTATTAAAATTATCTTTAAAGGCAAGTGTCTGCAAGCCAAAATAACAGACACAAAGCCGCAGGACGTTATTTAGGCCAGTTAGCTGGCTTTTCTGTACGTTCAAATTCTACTACCCACACCCACGGATTTGCATTCCAACTCTCAGGGCCGTTGATGGATTGCCAAAGGGATTGAAATGATCCTTTAGCAAGAAGGCATTCAACCCCATCAACAGCTCTAAGGCCTTTCTTCTTGAATTGTGCAATACTTTTCTGCTTCATTTCTGGGCGCTGCCTAAACCCTTCCACCTTCAGTCCTTTATCTGAAAGCTTCTGCAAATCCTGCTCTGTAAANNNCGTTTCCCTTTCATAGTTAGAATGGTAAATCTTCGTTATCGTCTTGTGGTGGTACCGGTATCCATGTATTACCACTGTATCGCTCAAACTCATCCAAATCAAACCACCGTTGTGTCTCGAGCATTGTCTTGAAAACTATATTCTCCAGCTTTCCGTTTCTATGCTTCTTAATCCACATCTTAGCATCGTTTCGGATTGATGGGTCTATCTCATCGTCTTTCTTCTGGTAGGATAAGCGAGTAAGAAAAGCAACCATATCTGCATCCTGTTCGATGGCTCCAGATTCGCGCAAATCACTCAGCTGAGGATCTCGCTTTTCTTTTTCTACGGACCTGGTCATTTGACTCAATGCTATGATGGGGATATTCAGCTCCTTTGCCATGGCCTTTAGGTTACGAGAGATATTTGATATCTCCTGTTCACGTTGCTGAGGGCTTGAATCTGTACGGCCAGACATCAGCTGCAGGTAGTCAATAATGATGAGGCCTACCCCATGTTTGTTAACCATTCTTCTTGACCTGCTTCTGAATTCGGTAATTGAAAGCGCCGGGGTATCGTCAATCAAAATCGGGAGCTGGGCACATCTATTCGATGCATCTACAAACCGCTTGTATTCATCATCAGTCAATCGGCCATTCATGATTTTCTCTAAAGGAAGGTCAGCATCGCGCGAAACAACCCTATTCATCAACTGGCCGGCTGACATTTCCAGCGAGAAGAAACCAACAGGGGTTTGCTTTACCTCTTTATCAATCTGCGGAATAGCTGCATTGTAAGCAAGGTTCAGGGCAAGAGCGGTTTTACCTACTGATGGACGTGCAGCAAGAATGATTAAATCACCGGGCTGCCAGCCATTGGTTATTTTATTGAGTGATCGATATCCCGTGGTTGTACCGGTTAAAGCCTTTGGGTTTGTTCGTAAGCGATCAACCCGCTGGATAGATTCAACCGCAAGCTGCAGGTTGTCTTTATGTGATCCGCGCAAGTGCTTTGCAGTAATACCCACCACTTTACCATCAACCTTGTCTATAAGATCAAACACATCTTGATCTTCATTAAAAGCGTCTACTGAGGCCTCAACTGAAACTTTGAATAATTCCCTACGGAAAAACGATTGAAGTATTAGTTTGCAATACCCCTCCAACTTGATTACCCCTGATACATCATTTGTCAGCTGGGCAACTTCAAAAGCAGATATCACACTATCCAATTCACCGGTAGATTTCAATTCCTGCACAACCGTCAATAGATCAATCGGTAAGCTTTTAGTAGATAGTCGTTGCATAGCCATGAAAACCACTTGGTGTTTCTCGAGGTAGAATGCTTCCGGCACTAAAATTTCATTCACTGTATCAAATGCCTGAGCATTTAGCATCACCGCGCCCAGGATAGCAGCTTCCACATCTTTTGAGTGCGGCGGGACCTTTCCTTGCAACAATTGGGAAAAGTCGATTTCGTTTTTCTTACTCCTGCGAGAGGAGCTCCCTTGTCCGTTCTTCATCTTTTTTCTTTTGAGCTAAATCGATTTGTTGTCCTACTGTACCGGCCTGTGGCTTTGTGTTGTAATCCTTTCGTGACCAGTTGAGCATTGTCAGGTAAGCGCTACGGTTCTTTTTCAGGAGTGGTTCCCAGTTATGCATCTTTACTAACAGATCTATGGTAGATGCTTTATCCAGTTTCTTGCGGAGCATTATGAACTGATCAATAGTCATAGGCTCTTTCATTTTACCAACCCTTGGAGCGTGTTTATCTATCCATGCAGTGAACTGGGCAAACAAATCCTTTTCTTCCTGTGTATGCTTGGCTGTGGCATCGCCACTGCCTGTCATATTCTTCTTTACTTTCTTAGTATTCTTTATTTTGTCTCCGTCACTGTCTCCGTCACTGTCTCCGTCACTGTCTCCGTCACTGTCTCCGCTTGTGTCTGCTTTGCCACCGTTAAAGCTTGATTTATAAGGATTTGAAGCACCTACCGACTGTCTCCGTTGCTGACCTGATTTGTTGTACTTGTCATAGTTCAAAATGATCAACACTTGTCCTCCGGGCGTTTCACGGCGTTCTATCATGGTTTCCTGCTCCAGTAAATCAATAAACCGAAGCACCCTATTCACCGACCATGACCACCTTTCAGCAAGGAATCTGACTGTAGCAAACACCTCGCCCCTATACCACACAACCGGTCTTTTATTGATGATCATGCTGGCAGAGTTCTCATAACAGGCCATTGCGATCAGGTCCAACCAAGCCTCGGCTCTTGAGTACACACGCTTCTCGACCCAAAACTTGTGTTCAAAGAATTGGCGGTTGAGTGGTAAAAAATTGGAGTTCTTCTCATTGTTCGACATATTGGGGATAATCGAGGGTTCCTTGAATCTTGTTTGCTTCCTGTGTTCGTCTGATATTCTCAGCCCTTACGATCTTATCGATCTGCAGTCCTAAATCATTTTCCCTTTTCGCAGCCGACGTACTACGATACTTCTTGGCTTCCCAGTGAGCTGTACGCATCTTGGTGACCAGGTTGTGAAGTGTTTCGTAATATGTCAGCTGCTCGGGGGTCATTTGGCATCTTCGAATTCGATCAGTTCTTTTGATACGATCGCCTTACCAACACGCTCGAATAGATCCTGCTGTTCAGGGGTCATCTTGGTGAATAGGCGCTTGATTTCGTCAAGGCGGAGTGTATCATTATGCTTTAGCTGTTGATCAAATAGATCGCGCCTTGCTGCAGGCACTTTCAAATCCAGTGCTTTTTTTATCCATTGCAGCTTTATCTCTATTGGACGAATGCAATCATGCTTTAACAAACCGGGAAAGGCGGGATCACTCATAAGAGCATCTGCATACTCCAAAGCGTTCTTATTGCTGGCATACATGAGATAGATCAACGTAGCGTGGGCTTCTGATAACTTGATGGCCATGGTTCTACTTTTTGGCTTGGGCAGGTTTTGCCGCTTTAGCCGGTGACTTGGGATTCTTTTCTTTAACCAGATCTGATTTCTGCTTTTTCAGCTGAGCTATTTTGGCATCAGCACGAGCAGCACGCATTTCAGCCTTCTCCTTAGTGTCAGCAAAAAGTTTCTCAATGCTTTCGTTGTGGTACTGACGGCCAATCTCAATGCATGCCAGAGCACTCTGGTCAAATCCGTGATAGAGCATGCTTGGAGGAAGAACAGAAAGGATGAAGAATCTGATCATTTTAAGGGCATCCTGTGGGGTTACTTCTGCTACAGATTCTTTTTTACGATCGTCAATTTTGAACTGCTTCCTAAAAGCGTCTTTGTGGTCGTAGTTCAATTTGTCATAGATGGCCAGGGCAAGACCTTTCATTTCAGCCTGTGAAAGCGGGTCTTCATTTTTGACAGCAATGGTACTCTTGGGAGAAATGATTTCTCTGATTAGTGGCCACAGCTTGATCTCATCAAGCTCTTTGGCTCTTTTCTGACGCTCCTTGATTTTATTGATCTCAACATCAAAGTCAGTCTCACCAGAGTGAGAGGCAGCACTTTTTTTATTGCCGGAAGAACGTGAAGACTTTCCTGTATGTTCAACATATGCATATCTGCCACTGTCGTCTGAATTATACCCAGCTACGATGAAGGCTTTACTACATGAGCCAAAGGTTTTATTCTTGTAATCAATGAGCTCATCTTCATATTTTGCTTTAAGCTCAGCATGACGTTTTTCTGCATCTTTTCTATCTTCCTCAATTTCTAAGTCATAACCCTCATCCTCTACCATTTCATCAAAGGACATTAATTCTGGTTCTTCAATCAGTTTGTATTCTTCACCATATCCATACAAGAAAATATTGTGTCCCTCTTTCTGTAACCGCTTAACAGTGGCTGAGTTAGCTTTGGAAGAATGTGCAACAAGAACGATGATGGGATCTTCTAAGGCCTCTGCCAATCTTTGATTAAAACCGATATCGCATTTTTTCTTGTAACACTCAATATGTGTACACCTTGGAGACTCTTCGAGCTCAGGGAATAGTTTATTGACTGTTGAATTGAACTGGCAATTAGTACATGCTCCTGCTTTCTTGTCAAGATTCGCATCATCCAGTGCAAACGGTGCTTTTTTAAGATCGCCCAGGTACTTTTCAAAATCCCAGTTGCTTAAACTCACCTCTCCTCTTTCTCCAACTTCATCTTCGAAAAGAAGCTTCTGACTTTTTGCTTGCATTGCAGCAATCTTAACTGCATCAGAATGACGAACACGATTCTCAAAAAACACCTTTTGCCATTCGGGAATGAGCAAACTGAGGGCAAGTCTACCACGGATATATTTCAAACTCTTGCCCACCTTTTCTGCAATGTCATTGATGTTATACTTGCCGGAATCCAGTGCAGCCTTAATCCCGATAGCTTCTTCAAGAGGG